AGGTCATCAGAGATAAAGTTCTGGTATATACACGGCCCAAATGGAAATATTACTTTGCCGCCGTATTCATCCTGAATGTTAGGACAGTTAGTTTCTAATTCCTGCATAAGATGGGGGCGAGTTTCCCCGCCCCCGGTACTTATTACGCCTTTGCGTCAGCAAGGATACCGCTTGACTTCTCGTTCTTGGAGACTAGGCCATACTCAGCAACCAAAAGCTGCTTATGAGCATCACCAGTCCTGGCAAGTTCGACAGTCTGGAAAGGACGGAGCCAACCAATGGCCCAAAAGTCCATATCCAAAAAGAAAACGTGTTCCGTGCTATTTACGTTACGATCACTCACGATTCTGAACGTACCAAAATCGCTGACGTAAACGTCAACAGCGGCCACAACGTGCGCGGGTGCATCACCCTTCGTGTTAGTTTGAAGAGATGATACGGATTGTGCCAGATCAGAGATCGCCTGTTTAATAGCAGACGGAGCTAAGATCAAGTCAGGGTTACCACCAGCATCGTAGCAGTCTTTGATGACGTTCTTAATGCCAGCTTCCGTAATAGAAGCAGTAGCAGTGGCTTCAGTCATCGCAGTCGTACCCGTTGCACCAGCAGCCGGAGAACCGGACGTTGGATTCATGGATACATAGTTGGTAGCAAGCCAAGCAGGAACACCAGCCGTCGCTCTCGCCGTGGTTGAGTTACCAGCGGCACGTACGATATTCTGGAGTAACATACCTTCCATATCGCGTTTCATGCGCTTGCCATTTTTAGCCAATTGATAGGCTTGATGTTTGCCGTGACCGGCATAGTTCACTGCATCATCAGTTCCAGATGTCTGGTTTACATATTGTGATATCTGGGCGTAATTTCCTAGCCTCGTTGGAAGTACCCGTGCGGTAGCAGCAATACTGTCATCGCCCTCAATCTTACGGTTAGCCGCACCAGCGGTAATCGTATCAGTCTGCCACTCAAAAAAAGTATTATCAATACTCTGTTTGGCGCAACCTGACATGAAGGGGGTATCCATAGGGGCAATAGAATATATTACATCTGATAATTGTTCACGAATCGCAACGGAACTATACGTTAGCGACGTGTTCGTAGCAATTGCCATTTATTATTCTCCCTATTATGAGTTCATCATATCTTCCAGCAAAGAAGCCGCGTCATCGACATGACCTGATTGCTGTAATCGTTTCATTTTTGCAGTACGAGCTTTTTTAGAACTATCACTTCTGGTCACACCTTTACCGCTTCGGACAACTCTAGGTTTGTTTTTGACCTTCTTCGTTTTTAGATCAGCATTCTGAATCTGGTCATAACGTCTAGCTTTATCCAAAACAACGATAGATCGCCAATCTATCAATCCGTTGAGTTCTTCTTCAGAGAACCCCTGCTCAAGACCAAACGAACGTAAATCAGAGATAAGTTTTGGTTGTTTGTCAGGGTCTTGAAATTCCGGTATAGCTTCTACCAGGAACTTGGCATTCTCTGCCTTCGCCTGTTCATACAACCGACCATTCTCTGCTTGACTATTCGTTGCTGCTTGATGTTGCTGCATTTGAAGTTCTCTTATTTTCTCTTTTGCATCCTGTTGTTCCTGTTTCTTGGTCATGTATTCCAAGGGATCAGTCATCTTCAGGGTTTCCCAATCTACATTGGCAAACTTATCGAGATTAGAGTTTTCAAGGATATTTTGAAGTGTTGCTTCGTACTGTTGTCGCTCTGCCTGAATCTGCTGGACTTCAGAGTTATATCTATTTCCTAACTCATCAATCTGGCGTCGTTGTTCAGCAAGCTCTTGAGTTTTTCGAGTGAAACTAGACTGACGGGAATACCCTTTAAGAAGTTCATCAAGGGTAACTTCAGACTCTTCACCGTCTACTTTGACGGCGTATAGAAGTTCCTCGACATCTCCTTCGTCCTCTTCACCTTCCTCAGATTCCTCTTCAAGTTCATCTTCGGATTCTTGATCCTCCGGTTCCTCTTCAGGCTCCTCTTCAGATACCGCTGCTTCCTGCGGTTCGGCTTCCTCGGCTTCTGGGTTTTCTTCCGAATTCAAAAGACCAAGGATTGCCTCTTGTGCTTGTTGCACACTACCTTGTAACATCTGTACTTCTGGTTGTGGGGCTGGTTGCTTGTCCACGGTTACCTCCATAAAAAAACCCGCCGGAGCGGGTTGGGTTAGAAAGGCTTTTTAACCTTTATATGTAAGGGGATTGTTTCTTAAACATTTCAGTCATCTTGCCAGTTGTTATAACTGATTCAAGATGGTACTTGACACGCGCAAGAAGTTGTAACCCCAGCCAGATTGATTCTCTGGCTTCCGATTCATTACTAGATGAGTTCTCCCATCTGGTAAGAAGTTCGGTTCTTAATACATCAAAACTTTCAAGAAAAAGTGGGTCAGAAAGAAGACGCTTTGCGTGTTCTTCCCGTTGCTTTTCATCCACTCCTAATATGACATTTTTTTCTTGTGTGGATTGCTCTTAAATTTAGCAGCCCACTCTTTAGCCTTTTTCAAAGTCTTAAATATTCTAGTCTGCCCATTATAACTAGCTTTGTAGTTACCATTCGGCATCTTCGTAATTGGCATATTTTTATCCTAACGCTACTGGTCTGTTCTGTTGTGCTTCAAGTCCAAGTTCGGCTACTTTCAGTTGTGCATCCATCTGTGCTTCTGCCGCATCCTGTTGGACTTTCTGCGCCTTGATCTGGACTTCAGCCGCTTTGATTTCCAGTTCCTTTTGCTTATTCTGCATTTCCATCTGTGCCATTTGCTCCTGCGGAGATGGCTGCGGTGGAATCTGCGATGGGTCTGTCAGGAAGTCATCGACATTCTGAAAGCCCATATTACGAATAAGAGCAGCCCCTATATTATACATATTCTGCTCATTTACAATCCTAAGACCACCTTGCATTGCCTGGGCTGCAAATTGTAACATGGAAGAAAGGTGCATCAACTGCTGGTCTTTGTTCCCATGCCCTAATCCTACGGCCACAGTGCAATCCATCTTATCTCGCCACATATCCGGGCGAACTTCTATCCACTGATTCCTTAAAAGAACCACTCTCTCCTTGTTCTGGTTCTTCTGTACCAGTTCATATATCGCAAGCATCAGGTCTTTCACACCTGTTTCTGCAAAGTTCCTTGCGATCAATTCCACCCTCGACTGTGCTGCGGTCATCACAGAATTAACTGCTGTTGCCGTGGTATGGGAAGTCAGGGCTTTATCGTTAAGACCTTGGGAGTATTTGTTTACACCGGCCCGTGATTCCCTGACACTATCCAGATATTCAAGCATCTGGAAGGTATAGGGTTCAAGAGGAGGTGTTGATAAAGGCATTACGGCGTTGGGGGATTTAACCCTTACCAACCCCCCTGGTCTTTGAGTCAGGAGATCGTCGAGATTAGCCTGTCCTTCCAAGACAGCGAATCTCCCGAAATTCTGATTGTACATATTGTCCATCAGATTTCTCATCAGGGTAGACTTTATAAGTTGTAAGTCCATGATAAGGTCTGCCACGGACAAACCAAAAAACTTGTGGGGTACTTTAATCGGGGTAATGGAAATAAAGGGAACCCGGTCTACAGGGTCATTGGCCAGGACTTTATCTCCTATGCTACAGACCTTTCTCAGCTCCGCTAAACCATCATTATCCCAATCCGTCTTTAAGTAACTTTCATACAGCCAGTATTCCTTTAATGCTTCCTCTGCCTCAGTTTCTGTGAGGCCAAAATTGATACTGCTGTCAAAATCAAATCTTGCCTGTCTTTCACCGGACAATGACCCCATCTCGTCATCGCCGCTGGACAGTTCATCCGGGTCTACATCAAAACCCATCTCTTTAAGCTCTGTCAGGGTCTTTTTAACTCGATGACAGACAAACCGACTGTCCTGAACAGACTTGGCTTCCCTGGAAATAAGGAATTCTTCAGGGGGTACGTTTTCAATCGTTACACGACCATCTTTAACATTCCTGGTCACCACAACGTCATTTGTGAAGTCATCATTCCTCGTATGCTCGACAACTTCCACCTCTTCAGAGGCTAGAAGGGCATCCAGCTCAAGCTCAGTCAAGTTGTGATATTCCTCACGGTCATTTTCATCTGTTTCATCCCACCAAACCTTAACTATGCCGTTTTTCTGCAAAAGTGCATCAGAAAACCACGTATAGAGGATTTCCCAGCCTGAATTATCCTTAGTAAAAATGTGGTTAATATACTGAGAAGCCTGTTCAGAAGCATCCACATCCTCCGGGCCGACAGGGGAGAAGGAAACCATGTTGTCACCAGAGGCAAATACCCTCATAAGGGATGGTTTTATCCACTCAATCGTATCCGCAACGGTGGAATCTACGAATTGGGAGCGTCCTTCCACTTCATTACCGAACGGACGGGCATAGTAATACTCCATAGCCTGTTCCCTCTGTTTGGATATGTCATCGTTATATCCCAACGCATCGGTAATTTCTGTTTGTATTCTTGATACTAGTTCTTCATCAATCACTAAATTATCCCTAGATTCCTGTATTTGATTTCATTATCCCAAGTAGGATCATCGCCAGCCACTGCAAAACGCTGCGACATGGCTGCATATCGCGTTGCTGACATCAAATCATCCCTTAAAGGCACGATTTTTCCATCTTTTCTGTGGTACATACGGAATTCCGAGAACCACAAGCCTAAAGTATTAAAGACCTTGAATTTGTCATCTTCCATTCTTTGCAGAATGTCCATAATTCCGACTTCTATGGAGTTCCCGCCCTTCTTTTCACCCAAAGCAGGAGGGTTTTCAAAATGGAAGGGGAGCATATTGACCCCCATATTCCTGTATTGCTCTGCAAGACCAGGATTACCCATCGAATCAACCCTATGGCCGTCGTGGGGCCATGCAACTGGTATAAAATAGGGTCGTGTTCGTATGACATTGGCATGAACCAATGGGGGAGCTTTGGATGCACTGTAACAGTCATAGACATACATGATGTCCTCATCCCTATCCCATGCTATCCAGACCACCGCTGTAGGGTGGTCGTAGCCAAAATCTATCCCACAAATACGGGGCCAATGACTCTTTATTGAAAATGGGTCACAGGCGATCCTGTCTTCGCTCACAGGGAAGACTAAGCCTGACCCTATAGATGGTCTACCGTTACGCCTCATATCGCGCTCATGGGGCGAATAGGAGGACAGAATCTGCTCCATCACGGCTTCGTTCAGATGGCCTGATTTTCCGTTTAGGATGGTCTTGACCTTTTCAGTGGCATCATCCCAGGTCGCATTGTCAAGGGATTGACCAGGCTTTATGGAGTTTATAAAGCTGGCAACCGTTTCCGTCATCCCCTGTTCAGGGGTAAAAGTCATATAAACCATACCCCTACGGTCTAAAGTTCGAGTAACTGCTTGACTATAAATATCTCTTGATGGTTCTTCATCCAGCCACACGCAATCGACAGAACGGCCCTGCCACTTCTCCTGGCCCATCTCATAAGCCTTAAAGAATAAAGAAGAGTTCCCCCCCGATACATGGCTAATAAGTGCCATGCTCTTGGCATTTGGAACCCCCGGCTTTCTCTCTGTTTTTATTATTTTAGAACGAGGGATAGCACCGGAACCAAACGCATCTGGGTCATCAGGAGAACCCAATAATTCAGCTTGAACGATATCACGGGTTGTTTCATTTGAAACACCACCAGACCATCCTGTGATGGGTTGCCTGAAAATACGGCCTTTCCACCATTTAGGATAAAGACCCGTCAGGTGAAAGCCCATCTCAGCAGCACCGCAGTAGGATTTTCCTATGCGGTTAGCAGCCATTAAAAGACGTTGGTTACAATCCTTTCCGGTATTGTGGAAGTTCTGTTGATAAGGGTAAGGATCGTAGGAGTCTAATTTATTGTACCTTTCCCTCTTCCGCAGCTCCCGTAATATTTCAACCTTACGTTGAACGGTCAATGTGTTATACCGATGACCTCTGGCGTACTTTCAATCATCAAGGCTTCAAGTTCCTTGTTTAATTCTTCCGTAGAAACCTGTTCTATTGTGGTCTGTTCAATTCTGTCCACAGGTTTTAATCCTGCTCGGTCTAAAATGTCCTTAACTGCTTGAAAACGCACACTTTCACTCTCAGCTTTATATGCGAGTTCCTTTAGTTGGGCTAACGCACCCGGAACCGCATCGACAATACCTTTCCTCGTTTCCTCTGCAATTTCCCCCGCGAATTGCTTTTTAAGGTTATGCCCTCGTACCTCTGCACCCTTCTCGCTGTAACCGGCCATGATAGCGGATTTCGTGGCATTCCCTGTATGAACGTAATGTTCTATAAATGCCTGTTGTTTTTCAGTTCTCATGTATATTCCGCTCTAAGTTACGGGCCACCGCCCACAAAATTAAAATGATTTTTATTCATAGTGCCATCTTTTTTCTTGTAAACGGCAAGTTCCCATCCATATTTTTCGCCGTTAAGTAACATCCAATTCCTAGCAGCGCCGGATGGCACATCTATAGAAAGACCGTCCATATGTTTTGATGATTTGACTGCTTCACCATACAAAATTGCAAGTGCATCGTTATGATCTTTATTTCTATAGGCACTCTCAAGCGGGATGTCCTTACCATACGCATCCCTCATCAATTCAAATTCTTCTGCCGCATCAGATGTTAGATATGCTCTATTTGCATACCACGGAAGTTTTGAAGTGGTTAATTGCTTTTTAGTATCAGTGTCTAAACTGTATGTTCCAACAG